ATCCTGTTCCGTGGGGTTGATGAAAATCAACCCGGTTGTTGTCGAACCTACTCTATAGTAGGTCCGTCCAGCCACGATTCAGCAGCATTCGTCGTGACGGCGAATTCGCTGGATCGTTCGATCGTCCAGTCCTTTCAAGACTGGTTAGGCTTGTTAGCACATGGTTCCAACCATGACGGAAGGAACTATTTCGCTCCCGAAGCCTAAGACACGGAGTTACAAAGCGTTGGTAGGAACGGTGCCAGTAGGCACAATCCCAGGCCGACGCCGAATACCGCCGTGGTACGTACTCGCAGATTCCGCCATGCTCCTTATTGTTGGATATAGGTAATTCCTTACCATAATCCTTCTTTAAGACATTACGGATCCACGCGTACAACTCGATCGAACTCTCAAGGTAGCCACTCCTACGCAAGTTCATTGCGATGGAGGAAGCTGCCATGAGCCCAGCAGGAAACGAGGGATCATAGTCGGTCTTCCAGCGAGTCGGAGTGACATTGATGCCGTTAAAAGCATCAACGCCACAAGACTCTCTAAAAGCTCCTTTGTAGAAGCTTTTAGTCCGGTTAACTCGTAACCCAAACTGTTCAAGAACCTCTATTACTAGGGGTGCATGAGCAGAAGGGACTATGATGTCGTCTCCGAACACAAGGAGGCGATCAGTACAACCGATAGCCTCGAGTGTAGAAGCACACAACGCCCAGAAGACTAAGCTCTGAACAGGAAACGTTGTTGCGTTCCCCATAGGAGCGTAGCAGCTAATCTCGACAGTTCTATCAAGAACTGGGATATCAGCCTTCTGTGCGCGACAACTACCGAACCACCGATAGTGACTCCCAAACAACTCGCGAACTAGGGTATCGCTTAGACGATCAGAGGCCTCTTTGAGGTCTAAGGTCGCATAAGTTCTATCCATACTAGCCTGTAAGGCTAGGCGTCCGTTAGGAGTTTGGTCGTCAAAATGGACTTGGCCTTTGGGCCAGTTCCAAGGGTGGATGAAACGCCGAGTGATACTGGTCTCTAACTGATCACGCAAACCCTCCTGAATCCAAATGGACTCAGTTGGGTGAACGCAAATCAGACGGGGACCTCTGGCATCCTTCGGAACTGCTATGAGACGAGCATGTATTTCGTCCTTAATCTGATGGGGCTCTAATGGATTAGAAATCCAATGAGCCACACCAGGAAGGTAAAAATACTTAGAATAAGGATAAGCGGCCTCAATGGTAGCAAACCACTGGGACCACCGACCTTTATTCCAGTTCGAATCATACACAGCACCAGGTCCGTGATATGGGACAATATTTTCCCAAGATACGGACGTGAGGCTTGCAGTACAATGAGCACGAGCGCGGCAAAGAACCTCCTTACACAACCCCGACATGCTGTCGGGACTGTAAAGCGAGGTCTCTGCTTGAACTCGGACCCACTGTTTCGCAAACGTTTTATAGGTATCATTGTCTAATGCGTGCGCTGCTTTATAGCAGAATAGAAGAAGTTGCCTAAGCCACCTCAACACGAAGGGATTTTGTCCCTTTATGAAGAGGTCACGCAAAGGTCTTAACCACAAAGGCCACGACTCTGAGAAATCAGAGCCGTTTTCGATGTAGTCAAGAAGCTCCTTCTCTAGCTTCGGTGCATCAAAAATGCACCACTCGAGCCCATCATAAGCAGAGCGCCCTATGGAGGGAACTCCGGTTAGACGAGACACGTCTGCTAGCAGGCCTATGTATGTATGCTCTATAGCTTGCATATGTAGAGGCGTTTCTCCAGGCCAGATCCTGCCCTAACGGTTAAGCTAAGCACCAAGGAAAAAGTCAGCCTACAAGGCTGTCTTAAAACCAGGTGAATAGCCTATCAATCCTCAAGATTAATCTGACATCCCAGTATTTCAGGGAGAGAGAGAAATCAAGAGAAGGATCAGCTGGAAGAAGTGAAGATTAGCTTTCGCTATTCAACACCGCAGCCAGAAGATCCGCATCGGCTATTGCAGCTTTGAAGGTTGCCAGCGCTGTGCTGACGTCCGACGAAGTTGCGCGCTCCGACACCTCAGCGACAACGTAGAATGATGTGACATAAGCCACAGCATCTGCGGAGTCGACGTTGTGTCTTTCCACGCGAACAAGGTGCCTTTTCATAGGCAACTTGTTTTGTGGTTGGACGGCATCCTGATGTTTTACCATCAGGAGGTCGGGGGTATTAATACCCCGCGTAGTCGACCGTCGTTCCGAGCCAGTCTGGTTATCCCAGGCTTTCTTGAAAACGATGGTATTGAACGTTAGATCAGCTGTCATGGAGTTACGCTTTTATGTTGGTTACTAGTCTCTAACGCGGTTCGATCAACGTCTCAGACGTTGACGGGCAAGAGCTATAGACAATAGCAATTGCTTTTTTCCGAACCGATTGGAAGGACCCACGTAGGTGGACCTACCTAGAGGCGAGCGCGAATAGTACGAACAGGATGAGACGGCACCCTTGCCAGTCCAGCCAATATTACTACTGGCTAGACCATAGATGGTCTTAAAGGTATCAACCTCAGCTAACCATTTGTTGCTTTTAACGCAACTAATAGTTTCGATGGGGTCAAGACCGAGTAGATCGTCTATCTGCATTAGGATACCGCTTGTGTCAAAGAACCAGTCCACTACAAACGACCAGGGAATCAATTCCCAGGCTGCGTTTGCAACGCTTAGAAAACCCAAGCGTTGAAGAATGAACTGGATCTTCGTTTCAAAAGCGCCATAGGCGCGTTTGTAACGATACACCAGAGTGTATCTAGTTGAGGGCGGGCGAATCAGACGAATCTGATGCGTCATCTCCCAACCAGACCCACCTGTCATCGGGATCTCAAGCTGAAGTGAACCAGGAAAAACCTGGCTAACAACATTACGAGACCCCTTCTCGAATCGTGCTAATTGCTGTTTGAAGCTATCCAGGAAACCGTTGACCTTAACAATATCACTGAGGACCGGAGCAATACCAAATTGGTATGCTAGGTACGCAGACGATAGTCGTTTTGATCCGCGGAAAGATCCTAAAGCCTTAAAGAATCTTAGGTAATTCTGCTTCCGGTTAGGGAGCAGTTCACCGAGAGACCTTAAAGCCTGAGGAAACTGTCTAGCTTCAATCAGGTTAACAAGACCCTGCACTAGCTCCTTACGAGCACGTTTGTAGAGGTTATTAATGACCTCAAGCTCGTTAGGCGCTGCCCATCGGCAGTAACCTCCAGACCATGAACCGTCAAAGTTCACGTTAGGAGGTTGACAGCTAGCCGCTGATGCAACATCACCCCACGTAGCCTGACCGAAGTCAGGATTTGCGTAGATGGTGTAATCACCAGTGTTAGCTGTTGAACCGCCAGTGTGCGCATATGGTACGGGGAGATAATCCACGTACGATTTGCGGTGCAACACAGGGTTATCCCTCAGACGAGGGTTAACCGAGTCCGACATAGTCTCCCACCCTCTCCGATTAACTTTGGAGAAGGAAAGCGACAAGGTACCGGTTTTAGTGGTACCTTCTGGGTAACGATATAATGTCCACGGCTCATTATGAGTCGGGTAATTTACGTAACCCTCTGTCAAGTCCTTAACTCGAG